CAAAGGCAAGGCGGGTGGCGTGGGCCTTAACCTCCAGGAGGCGACCCGCGTCTATATTACTGCGCCAACATGGAACCCCGCCACGGAGCTCCAGGCGATCGGCCGCGCCCACCGTACGGGCCAGAACCACAAGGTGGTTGTGCGCCGCCTTGTGTACACGGGAGTCGAGGACGCCGCCCGCCCGCTCCACTCGGTCGAGGAGAGCATCCTGCAGCTTCAAGAGGGCAAGGCCAAGGTGTGCGCCGAAGTGCTTGGCGATCCCCGCGTCATGGCCCAAGTTCCCAAGTCGACCAAGATGAATATCCAAGCGCTCAAGCGAATTTTTGCTGTGTAATGAGTAGTAACGCCTAGTACCCCAAACCGCACTCGGTCCCTTAGTATAGGCAAGTCAGAGTCTGTCCGCCGCGCCACAGAGAAAATACGGTTCGATGCCCTTGTCCAACAAATTGCTTTAGCCGCCATGTACAATAAACTTCCAGCCCATCTCAAAAAAAATAACCGCAAGAAGTAAACATGACGATCGGTTCACGCGCTCAGGTGTACCACGGCAACGCCACAGAGACGGCAGGTGGCCTTAAGAAGAAGGACCTGAAAATGAAGGACGGAGAGATTGTGTCCAAGAAGAAGGCCAAGGAGTCCAAGACGAACCCATGGATAAAGGCGGTCGCAAAGGCCAAGAAGGAGCTGGGCATCACGGGCTTTGCGCTGGTTCAGGGCGAGCTTCTGAAGAAGGCTCGTGAGATTTACGCCAAGTAAATTACATTGGTAAAAATGCACACACGCCGGGTGTCAGTGCGGCAACGGGCGGGTCCTCGATGGGGGAGACCGTCTCTGGGGCCTCACTCAAAGTCTTGACTTGATAGGCCCGGATAGTCAGACCCCAATTTTCATTATAAAAATACGTCGAGTCCACGTCGATGAGACACGAAAGTTCTTGTCCCCGAAACAAACCTTCCTTCACGTCAGGGGTGATTTGTTTCGAATTTTGATCAAAAATATATACCGAGTCATCAATCTTGATACGTAGGGACGACTCTTTGAGGTTTGAGTTGAACGGGGTCCCAGTACACAACCGCGTCTCGAGGGCCCTCCACCACTGGATAAAGTCGGGATCGGAAACATCAATCTGAAAACTCTTGTACGAGGTGACACCCCATGTACACAGACCACGTGGTACCTGGAACCGAAGAGGTCCGTCCTTGTACCGAAACCTCGTCTTATCTTTCGTCTGCGTCATCTCGATACTATCAGTGTCAATTTCCGACCAAAATACCATTTCAATTAAAATGTCCTATATTTTTAAGCTTAAATGCCTCACCTGATAAAACGACAGAAACCCGCCCGATATCGCCCAAGTGTTGGTCGGAGTCTGAAGTTGGAGTCGATTCGTCAAGCTCCAAGCAGCACGGGGTGGAACTATAACCGCGAAAACCTCCGGACTCTTCTTGGGGGCCGCCGCCCCCTTGGCTCGAGCGCCCTTGGTCCAAACGTCCCACCATGGGGCGCGCCTCGAAACCGAGCCCCTCTCCAAACACTGATTTACAACGCGCGGAAAAGGTACACGAATGCCAAGACTCCCATGGCGAAAAATGCTATTCTCGATACCTTTGCCCGGAACCACGCAGCCGCCCTAAACACCCTTCGACGGAAACATATTCGCAACCTTGAAGAACTGAACGCGCTTATTCGCCAGACGCCAAACAGTCGTTTGTCTCGGAGCCTCAACACCCACGTCACGAAGCTTCTGACGAATCTCCGAAGACCTGTGCGTCCGCGACAGTGAGCTCTCTCGAGGGTCTCGCCCCCTTGAAGAGAATACGCATCTCCGTGGTCCACGAGTCTGACCGTGGGGCGGCGCAGAAACACCCACACGGACACGTGTATTCAATCATGTGTTCCTCCTCCTCTTCGTTAAAGACGGTGAGACCGGCCGTGTGATAACTGAGCTTTATAGGTGTCCGAACGACATGACACCCAGGTATTCGTAGGATATGAAGTGTTTCAGTATCCATGTTATATATGATCCCGTCGTGAGACTTGAGAAGGTACCAGAGTCGCCAGCTCTTCGCCTCGTCCAGTCTTTTGGGTTTAATTTTAAAAGCTAATTGAACATCGATAGATGGGTCCGAGTGTTCAATTATCCACAGAATAAGGTCATTGGGAAGACGACTCCATATTGTGGAGTCCATTCCTTACTTTCTTTTACAGTTTTTAAATGGTGCACAACTCGCACGCATTGTGAACCCTTTTATGGGTTCTTTAATACATTTGTTTTTGGGAAACTTCCGGGGCAGAGTAAAAAGTTTCTTATTTGTGAAACGAATACACACCTTGTTCTTGGGGCCCGCCTTACAACAAGACTTGACCATCTTATAGTGTACTCATATTATTTACGTGTACATGCTAAACACCTTTTCCCAGTCCCTACACTTTAACGCGTTTGTTATGGTCAAAACCATAACTTGACCCAAGTTTAACGGACTGTATCCATTCAGTGATACTATGTTATAAAGTCCAATCATCATCCGGGACCAAAACCAGCGCTGATTAATTACAGAAACGTCAAAAAAGTTTTCTGTACTTTTGGCCAGATCAAAACCCATCGTACCGTTCACCTCGACAATATGGAAACTCTGAGCGTTTGCGAGGGACGCATCGTCTTGGTATCGTATGTCATACCGACCAACGTAAAAATTGGGTATCATTTTAGAAATTTCATCAATTTTGGATTGAAATTGAGGAGTGATGAGTTCCCGTCGGTTCTGACACTCGTCATCTCCGAAACACCATTTACGTATAGGATTTTTACCCAATTTTTCAATTATGGAAACTATTCTTCCGTTTTTCTCCCAAGGCATGCGTTCATAAAGGACGCCAACTTCCCGTTCATATGGTGAATATGACTGAATCATATAATCCTTGGAATTTGAAACACTTCCAAAATCACCTGGCCCGTCCAACTTGCGAACATCGTTCCCTGTTCGGGCACAGACAACTGGTTTTAGAATAACCGGATACTTGAGTTGTGTAATATCCTGCACATCAGATAACATACTCATAGGTGGAACAAATTCTTCTGGAATATTCTCGAGTATAGTGTATTTATTCTGATCTATTGTGTATGGATTTACGTTCAAAAAAATGATCCATACAACTACGAAGGGTACAAATAGAGAAGGAAGTATATGGATCCTTTTTGATAGCAGAATTGAAGCACCTACTATAATTGAAATAAATAGTCCGAGCACATATGCCGGAACTGCCATAAATGCTATTGGAACTATTTCTAGCATACCTATTAGTACTATATATTTTATGATGAGCGCACGCTCGTGTTCCTCTAGGCGGAACACATCTCACAGCTCTCGGGGTTTGCGAGGGAGCATGCGAGCTTTTGCTCTTCCGTGGGAGGAGGAATCCGTTGGACTCCGACCGGGACCGTTACCTGCTGCGCCCTGGCCTTTGGGCGCGTTCGGAGGTAGTACATACCCGTCTTGAGTCCCTTGCGCCACCCGTGAAAGTGCATACTCGTAAGCTTGGCGCTCGTTGGGTCCTCCATGAAGATGTTGAGACTCTGAGACTGGTCAATGAATGGCCCGCGGTCGGCCGACATATCAATCAGGCTCTTTTGCGGAATCTCCCAGACGGTCCGATACACCGCCTTGAGCTTGTCTGGAATATCAAGTGCCTGGACCGACCCCCCGTTTCGTACAATTTCCGTCTTGATATCGGGGTTCCACTTGCCAATAGCTTGCAAGTCCCGGATCAGGTGCTTGTTGACCATCACAAACTCACCCGCAAGGGTCCGACGGAGGTAGATGTTGGTAGTGTACGGCTCGAAACACTCGTTATTGCCCATAATCTGGGACGTGGATGCAGTGGGCATGGGTGCCACGAGCAGAGAGTTGCGGAGTCCGTACTTCTTAATGTCCTCCTTCAAGACATCAAAGGGGACGATGGGCTTGACGCCCCACATATCATACTGGAGGATACCCTCTGACGCGGGCGATCCGCGGAACGTCTCGTACTTGCCAAATTCCTTTGCAAGGGCGCAAGACTCTTGGAGTGCTGCAAAGTAGATGTTTGTGAAAATGTGAGTGTTCAGCTCCCGAGCCCCGGGTGAGTCAAAGGGCAACCCAAGCATCATAAACACGTCCGCCAGACCCTGGACTCCAATTCCAATCGGGCGGTGACGTAGATTACTATTTTCAGCGGGTCGCGTTGGATAATAGTTCTTGTCAATGACCCGATTCAAGTTGTGAGTCACAACCCGCGTCACTTCTTGAAGCTTATCGAAATCAAATGTGAAACACGGTGTGCCCTCGGGTCCGACCATATTGACCGGCTTCAGGAATGCGGGCAAACACAGACTGGCCAGATTACACACGGCCGTCTCAGAAGGTGTTGACACCTCCATAATTTCCGTACACAGGTTCGAAGACTTGACGGTTCCTATATTCTTCTGGTTCGACTTCTTGTTGACGGAATCCTTGTAACAGACGTACGGCGTCCCCGTCTCAACCTGCGATCGGAGAACGCGGTCCCAAACCTCCCGGGCCCGGACCTTCTTCCTGTACCGACCCTGTGCCACGTACTCGCGGTACATTTCGTTAAATTCTTCACCATATACATTCTGAAGTCGCGGGGACTCGTTGGGACACATGAGGTACCAATCCCCGTCCTCCTCAACCTTTTGCATAAACAGGTCCGGGACCCAGAGACCCGTAAACAGGTCGCGACACCGAGCCTCCTCATCACCCTGGTTCAGACGCAAGTCCAGAAACTCGAAGATATCGGCGTGCCATGGCTCCAAGTAAATGGCGAACGACCCCTTGCGCTTGCCACCACCCTGGTTCACGTACCGGGCCGTGTTGTTGAACACGCGCAGCATAGGCACGATCCCGTCAGCCACCCCGTTGGTGCCCTTGATGGGCGTGCCGTTCGCTCGGATGTTGCTGATATGCAGACCGATCCCACCCGACCACTTGGAGATTTGGGCACACTCCTTCAAAGTATCGTAAATGCCCTCAATGGAATCATCCTTGGCGGCCAGCAGAAAACAGCTTGACATCTGAGGCCGGTTTGTACCTGCGTTGAATAGGGTCGGGGTCGCGTGTGTGAAATACTTTTGGGACATGAGGTCGTAACTCTTCCGGGCGCTCTCAGAGTCTTGACCGTGAATTGCCAGAGCCACGCGCATAAACATGTACTGCGGGGTCTCTCCGGGAAGCAGGTAGCCCTTTTGGAGCGTCTTGATCCCAAAATACCCAAAGTCATAATCACGCTTTGGCTGGACCCACGAGTCCATCTCCAGGTGAACAGACTTCATAAACTCGTCAGACAGGATCCCCTTGGCGTGGAGGGCCAAGGCGCAGTCGCTAAACGTCTTGGGGCACGTCTTCTGAAGGTTCGAGACGGTGATGCGCATGGCCAAGGTCTCATAATCGGGGTTTTCGGTAATCATACCGATCGCCACCTCAGCGCTCAGAGTATCAATCTCACTGGTCGAAATCCCGTCATACATACTTGTGAAAACCTTCTGGGCCACCTTGTCTGGCTGAACACTCAGGACCTCAAACTCTGGGGGCGCATTCAACTTACTTATGCGCGCCGTCACCTTGTCAAAGAGCATCTCGACCGAGTCCCCATTCCGCTTGATGACCTTCATTGTATTTTTAGAGCCTGATTTTTTTAACTTGAGTAAGAATAATGAGTATGCTCGAGACGTATGACCTCAAGCCGATTCGTCTGAGCGTTTTCACGCCCCTCGGAAATGCCTTCTTCTCCGAATTCAATCGCGAGGGTATTCACTCGACAATTACAGACACCATCAAGTCCCAGACGGGCTATGAGCTCGACCGCCAGGATGACGGGGACCTCCAGTCACTCATGCGTGTCGTGTATACCGATCTTGTGGCCGATCCATATACTGATGTTAAGAACCAAGTGGCTCGTATGAACAAGGAGGTGGTCAAGCGTGCGACCCAGACCATTTCGACCGGTATGCTTCAGCAGCTCGTGTACCTGCGTGACATTTCTGAAAATCCCGTGCCTCTCGAGATTCCAGTTACAACCAGTACGTACGGCAACAAGATTCCCAGCAACTTCAAGTTTGGTATCTTTTAATATTCCAAATCAGTAGATGAAGTCCCTCGATGATATTCTCTTTGGCTTTTTGATTTTCTTTGCCATTGAACGTCTCGTGCGTCTCACGAGTAACGCCATTATTGAACCTTGGGCCGAGAAGCGTACACCTGACAAGAATGTAGTTGAAAACTGGAAGCTCGGGGCCGAGTTTGTGTTTTTGGTCTCGGCGTGTTTCGTCGTGTATTTCTTCAGGAAGCCCCTTGCTCGGCTCATCAGATAAAAGGACTCGGCGTTTTGTTCTCAATGAATAAGTTTCGTGATGAAACTGCACTCATGTGTCAACAAAAAGGGTGGGACAAGGCTCCAATCAGTATCGTATGGATGCTCTTGAATGAAGAGATGGGCGAACTTGCGTCCAGTATCAGGCAGAAGAAACAAATTTACAAAAAGACTGGACTCAAGAAGGACAGGGGAACAGACATTATGATGGAAATGGGTGATGTGTTTAGTTACCTGTTCCAGTTGGCTGCGATGCTTAATGTTGACCTCGATGAAATGTGGGAACTCCACCAAGAAAAAGTCAAGACCAAGTTTTACTCAATCAACAAAAATAATGTAAGCGTATTCTAGAATAAATGGCATCCGCCTTGATGATAGATGACCGTCTGCAGATTGATAAGTTCAACCCGACCACGTGGACGGGAGACTTTGGTATCAACAAGGATGGGTTTCGTAAGGATCTCTTTATCGATGGATCGTACACGCGAGCTATCGATGAAAAGCCAGTAGATTATGGAGATGATCTTGACCCGAACCTCAAGCCACGGGACCTCTCAGGGAACGTGTACCTCAAGACGACCAGTCCCAACTACGCACCGCATGGGGCGTTTCCTACACGTAAGATGGAGTACTCGGACGGAAAGGTCACCTGGTACCGCCCCGAGCTCCCATGGTGCTGGATGAATGGCGGGGACCAGAAGAGTGGCCCTCGCAAATTCAAGATCGTAAAGAGTCCTCTGTTTATGCTGATTGTTTTGGTCATCGTGTTTTACATTCTGAGCCACCTCAAAAACTAAGCACCTTGGGCGCGACAACCTTGACCAATTTCTTTGCTAAATTCTCTTTTTCAATTTTGGACCTTTCATCCAACTTGGGGCAAAAATGCACCTCGAGTTGAATGCATTTACAGCAAAAAGCCCCAGAGCACTCGCGACACGTGAGAAACCTGTTTTTGTGTTTACACTCTGGTTTCTTCGCAAATACTTGAGTGTACGAGTCCAGATCCATGGGGGATGGAACCTGCGGTTTCATCCTCCCCCTATAGTACCTCACATACAATTTGTTTCTTAAACTGCTCGGAGTTCCAGGGCACGGGGTCATCGAGAATTTCACAGAGTCCGTGGGCACGCCCCTTCAAGACGCGTTGCCATACTCTCTCGAGTACGGGAAGAGCCTTGGCAAACCACTCGCGGTCACGGTGGACGCGGACAACCACAAACTCTTCGGGTCTTGGCTCAACAGTCCCTTCGGGACTGGCGGGTTTGTACTGCACAAAGTCACACTCCTCCAAGTCTGTAATCTCGAGCTGAAGCTGAACCTGTGGCCAATAGTGTTTCGGAACCTTTGCCTCAATCTTGCGACTCATGGGACACTTGATTTCGACCAAAATTCCATCCTCCGTGACACCGTCAGGAGATGCCCCGAGCCATGGATAGTCTTTGTGTTGAACCAAACCAATCTCATGGGACTTTCTGTTGAATTTCTGATCATACAAGTCCCGAACTAAGGGTTCAAGGCGGGTCCCGTGTTCCGTGGCGGCGTTCCCTGCCCACTTGGTCCTTAGAACCTTCTTTTTCACAAATGCATCTTCAGATTCGTAACGACTTTCACCGATCGCGCTCGCTGCATCACTTGCCGTAATCATATTCTCACGGAGGTCTAACCATTCCTGAGACCTTTGTTCGGCGTATTCTTGCGCAATCAACTCACGGGCTCTCTCGATCGTTCTTTCCATTCACGGGAATCTTCTTATTCTTGAAACGGGGGTCCGTCTTAAGTACAATCTCCGCGGCGTTCTGTTCGGCCTGTTTCTTTGTTGTTGCAAAACCAGACCCACAGTCCATACCGTCCACAACAACCGTGATGAAAAATTGACCACTGACTGCCCCATCCACGCGGTACTCGGGCAAGGCGTACTTGAGCGCCTGACACCATCGCATGAGTTGATCCTTCCAGTTATCATCCACGAGAGATGTCTGAACCTTTGTGAATGACTCGAGGACAAACCGCTTGGCGTGAACCATACCCAAGTCGAGGTAGATGGCACCGACAAATGCCTCGAAGACATCCTCCATAATGTGCTCATTCATGTTCCAACCATTTCGCTCACCCTTTTCATCCATCAAAATCAACTTGTTCAGACCAAGAACCTTGGAAATTTCGCAAAGAGTCTTGCCCCGGACCATCTTTGTACGAGCCTTGGTCAGGAACCCTTCCTGTTCCTTTTCGTGCAAATCAAAAAGGTGTTTCGTGATGATGAAACCAAGCACGGAATCACCCATGAATTCTAGAGTTTCATAGGAACCAGTCAGACCTGAATAGCGTTTCAGGGCTGACTTGTGCGTAAATGCACGACGATACAAATTTAGATCCTTAATTTTGGTCCCGGCCAGAGCATTCACGACATCACGTGAAAGTTCTGGAGGGGGAAGTTTGACAACGTTAGTTTCAAACTCGGCGTTCTCCATATTTGCTATGTTATATTACACACGTGGTTTTGTTTTAAGTCATTTAGGCAGTGGCGGTTGCGGGCTTGGCAACCTTGGGCCGCATCTTCTTCTCCTTTGGGGGCTCTCCAGTCGAGGTCGCCCCGGCGACCTCTCCGCCCTCCACGGCCGCCTTCTTGGCACGGGGCTTCTTCTCCGTCTCGGGCTTGACCTCCTTGATGTAGTGCGGGTTGATGTACTTCTGAATATTCAGGAAAGTCACCTGGACACCCTCGGGAACCTGAAGCAGATCCTTCAGAGTCTCGTCCAGGCTAATGTTCTGGCCTGCCTTCAGGCCCTTGGCCTCCACGTACTCGTTCACCTTGCGAGTCACCTGGGACCGAGAGATCTTCTCATCGGCCGCAAGTCCCAGGAAGGCGCGCAGCTTATCAGTCACACCCAGAGGCTTGTTGAAGCCATTGTTCTGGGCACGCGCCGCCGCCTTCTCACCGTCAGGGTCCTCAAAGTGCTGACGAATCTTGCGAATGTCCTTGCGCAGAGCGCGCTGCTCCTTGGCAATAGCCTCGAGGGCCACGTTCAGAGTCTCAAGCGTGACGGTAGCCATATGTACTATAGGAAAGACGGGACTCTTTAAGTCAGGAAACACGCTGCAAAAAGCACGAGAAGGAGAGGTACAATCGCTATAAGCGCAATTTGCCACACCTTGAGTGACGGGACGGGTACGGACGACGTACTTTGAATTCCACCAGGTAAAAGCGTTGTAGGGGTGTCTATGGGAGTCGCCCCTGGGATGTCAGATGCCACTTCGCTTTGTGGAATGTTTGAACCGTACCCAGGGGGAAGATCTATACCGGCCGATGGTCGAACTTCGACGCGCGTGACTGGGTCCTTGTTCTCGCATTTTCCAAGGCAACACCCAGCGTCACACGGGTACACGAGACCATTTTGCTTACTTATGTATCCACATACATTCGAATAAAAATTGAGAGGGTCTGCGAGACATGTACAATCTCGGAGAATATATTGAGCTCCACATGAAGACGTCATGTCCTCTCCTAGAGTTAAAGAATATTTTTGTATATGAATTACAGATGGACTACGGAAAGCCTCAGAAGCTCCCAGACGGGCGTTACTTTCTCCGTATTTCTGGAAAGACTCAGCAGGTGAATGGTCTCGTCCTCCAGGACTCCCTCACGACCAAGACGGTGAATTTCAAGGTCCCAGAGGGTACAGATATTTTCAAGGGAATTGATGAGGAGTTGCTTGCCCAGGCCAAGGCGTCCAAGGTGGAGTGGTTTGGAAAGGAGCTTTCGGATGAGACGATCATGAACGCGTTCCAGGAGAGTGTGACTGACGGTATCCTTGGTGCATCCCTTGCGTCTGTCAAGGGTCAGGTGACGACAACCGCCTTTGACACGCAGAAGAATCCCCTTGAACTCCAGGCCGTCAAGCCCGAGTCAAAGTGTGATGTCATGCTCGAGCTAGCCGGTCTGTGGTTCTTGAAAAAGTCGTTCGGTCCCATCTGGCGCGTCCTTCAGGTCCGTGTCCGGGGAGGGGTGGTCGTGCAGCCTCCCAAGGAGTACATGTTCACAGACGAGCCCGAGGACGACGACGAGGACCCAGCAGATTTTCTCGATTGAAAAATTCCAGGAGCGGGGGGACCGACCGAAAGTCCGTCCACGGGGAAAAAATATCCCGACTTAGTATAAATGAATCGCAAGGGTCTCGCGATCGTTGTCCTCGCCGTCATTATTTTGTTCCTCCTGTTCAGTGGCCGGAAGAGTGGGTTCGGGATGGTTAACCAGGGGCAGATGGCCGTGACGGGCATGAATGTCGGCTTTGGCCCGTCCACGACCACGAGTGGCGTCAATCAGGGTACTCAGCTGATGCCCGTCGCCGTTCCAAGCGGCTCGGGCGACAACATCGGTCAGACCGTGTCGTCCGCCAGCCTGATTCCCCGCGACGTTGTGGCCACCGAGGATTTCGGTCAGTTCAGCCCAGACAAGATCCTGGGCAACCAGAACTACCTGGACCCACGCAGCCAGATTGGTTACCCCGAGACGCTGGGCGGTGTTCTGCGCAACGCCAACCGCGACTTCCGCTCCGAGCCCCTGAACCCCCGCACCCCAGTGAGCATCTTCAACCTCAGCACGATTCCTCCAGATGTCATGCGGCCTAAGTTCGAGATAGATTACGAGTATTCCTAGTCAGTCGCGCAGCGACTGTTTTCCCGCGCCTTCGAATAGTTAAAAAAATGGTCCATTCTATCAGAAAATGGATTTTAAAAACGCTATGACTGAGTGGGTCGCCCTCAAGGCCCAGTTGGCCGCAGCTCGCAAAGATCTCGGCGTTTTGAATCAACGTGAAAAGGATCTTCGCAAGTTTGTGACGGTACATATGCAGCAGAACGAAATTGATACGGTCAAGATCCAGGACAAGGTCAAGGTTAATTTCAAGGTTAAAACGAGCAGGGGCTCTATTACGAAAGAGGTTATTCTCCGTGGTCTCAAGTCATTCTTTGGTGGGAACGAGGCTCAGGTCGAAGGTGCTTGGAACGCCATCCAGGACTCTGCACCCGTCAAGGAGTCTGCGGGCGTGTCCATCACGGGTCTTAAGGAGCTGACGCCTTGAATACCCAAGTAAAAATGGGACAGGGTGACGAATACTCGCGAGATGCGTATCAGTACGAGCAAATTTGGAACTCTGATGACGACTCTGACGAATTTGATTCTCAAATTGATCCAGAGGATTGGCAAGCCATATACTCTGAAGACCTTTTGGATGCGTGGATGATCATCTATGAAGAGCTTTTCAAGAATTACATTTCACACGTCGTCAAGTATTCTCAGTTTATGGAGTTTGTCATGGAGCCGTGGAAGTGTCGTGCACAGACTGACCCCGCACCGGCCCATCGTCTTTTGTGGGAACAACTTTCACGTATTGAAACAATTCACGAGCGTATTCAGGAAGAGCAGTTTCATGGGTGGGCTCAGGAGTATCTGAGAGGGCTCACGTGACCCCCGAGCGCTCACAAATATGTGAGTTTATTACAAATGATCGACATTACGGGTCCGAAGGTTCTCGTGCCGACTATCCTTTTTGCCCTCTTGAGTCCAGGGCTCGTGCTTGGTCTTCCCCCAGGCTCTGGACTTTTGATACAGGTGTTGTTCCATGCTCTAGTCCTGTCCCTCTTTTCATGGGTCATCATCAATTTTGTTTTCAAATTCACACTAACTCCGGCAGACCTGATCGTGCCCGCACTCCTCTTTATTCTTTTGACCCCAGGTGTTATTCTCACTCTGCCACCTATCGATGGCCCGGTATTCTTCTCGGGAAAGACGGGTCTCGTTCCAGTTATGGTTCATACCGTCATATTCTCCATTCTCTTTGCGTCTTTGCGTGGCGTATTTCCTCAATATTATTAGTAGATGAAAAACCTTATTATTGGTCCAGGCGCGATGGGGTTCTTTCTGTATCTCGGTGTTCTCTCGAGACTCAAAAAGGACGGTCAACTCGATAGTCTAGAAGAAATTTCAGGGGCATCTGCCGGGGCTCTTATCGGCTTTTTATTTTGTCTCTCAAAAGGGGACCCGACCAAGGTTCTCGACTTTGCACTCACAGTCCCTGTGAAACAGATTATGAAACCAAACATAAAGTGCCTTCTCAAGGATTACGGACTCGTATCTTGCTCCAAAATTCGTAAAGTTTTGGTAGGGGCGTGTCAAACATTTATACAAAAAGACGATGTGACTTTTCAGGAACTCTACGATTTGTATCCTATAAAGCTCCATGTATCTTCGTACTGCGTGGACTTTATGAAGACCGTGTACTTTTCGGTTGACACGACCCCCTCCATGTCTGTCCTCGACGCCGTATGTGCATCGGTCGCCATCCCCTTTCTCTTTTCCAGTATAAAATTGAGTGACGGGTACAACTACATAGATGGGGGTGCGGCAGAATTCGTCCCCGGGGCTCCTTTTTTGGGTCGAAATAACGTGATTGCTCTAAAACTTGCATGGAACCGTCTTCCCGAAGTCAAAGATCTCAAGACGTATGCCATGAGCATTCTCCTTTCAACCATGAAAATGAGACACGTCTACGACTTCCCAACACTTGACCTCGATGTATCCGACGTGGATGTGTATGACTTTGGTGCGTCAAATGAAGGTAAACTCAAGATGTTTCTCAAGGGATGGTCCCAAACTTTTTCCTAGTATTACATTAACAAACATGCGTACGATCATTCGTTCGGGTTACGTTCAGCACCGAGCACGCAAGACCATCACTGTCCATCGCAAGGATGGGAAGACCTACCGGTACGTCCGCAAGGCGGGGACGAGCCGCGTGCGTTCCGTGCCCACCAAGGATGTGGGTGCGATCGGAAAGGGTCCCAAGATCATCGGCCCACTCAAGGCGGGTATGCTGACCCGGTATCACTACCACCCGGTAGAGGCGCCAACCAACCGCCACAAGGCGCTCGTCAAGGCGGTGACCAAGGGGCACGAGGACCCTCACGCCGTCATCCGCCGTCTGATTGCCATCAGCACGCTGACCAAGCGGACTCTGCCCCGTGCGTCTCGCATCTACAAGGCGGACGCCCGGTGGGTCCACAGCAAGTACGCTCACATGTTCGGGCGTCGTTAAATTTCTGAGTAAATAGAAATGTATAAACCTCGATCAAACATCGAGAGAACTATTCCAAGAATCTTAACACGTATTCAAAACAACCGCTCATTTCTTGTTGTTGGGCACGGAGCTCACACTCGTACAAACTACTTTACAGTTCCAGATGGTAAATACGTTATATTTTTCTCAAAACCAGGTGTTGCACTCTCGGAGGGTCTAATTGCAAACTCGAAATTTCAAGCCATGTTGAAAAACAAGGCTGACATTTCTAAATTTATCACTGGCAATTTGGAAAGAGAAAAGGTTCCAAACTTTCTGAGGCAGTCTCGTACGAATTTCAACTGGAAAAAAATGTTCTATGGACCTCGAACAAGTTGCCCCGATATTCATCTTCAAATGTGGGACAAAACTCCCCCACTAAATACAAATAATAAGGGTGTTTTGCAAAGATACATGGGAGTCTGGCCTTTGCCAGGTGGCGTTAGACCACCAAAGTATGTAAACCAAATCAAAACAATTAAAGAAATTGTGGAGGAAGGTCCGCATGGAGTGTACTTTGTATACGCATGTCGCATAACCCCCGGTAATGTAAACTGGGGTAACGTGAATCAAGTGTATACAAGAGCTCGCACAGTTTTACCAAACTTGCAAACTTATTCAAACTGGGTCGGAAATATAATGAATACAAATAACAAGGCAAATACACTTAATAGGTTGAAAAATAATTACCTCACGAGTATTCGCACGAATTTACAAAACATTGGTCGTTTAAATCTAGCACCAGTGGCCACAAACAGGGCTCGAAATATTCAGCAACGTGAAAACGCGACGTATAGAAGCATGTTCAAAAAGAGAGTGCGCGCTTTTAGACCCACACGATAGCGTCCCCGAGACCCGATACGGGACCCGCCAAAGGCCACAGAGGTTCAATAGACCATTGGCCTGTGTGACTCAAGATATCAAGAAGGATATGCAAGGCGTATATTTTTCGGACCCTTGAATTTTGGATCAAAATTAGAAACAAAAGGGAGTGAGGAACCTTATACAAGACTGAGTAGCTCCACCAGTTTTGTATGAGACCCCATGGCGGTGCCCATGGAACCAAAAGTACCATGGGGAGGTCTGGGGCTATGGACCAGAACGCGTCGGTCCACGAAATCGCCCCAAATGCAAGTTGTGTACAGAATACGTGTTGGGGCCAAAGCATCCTCTCTCCTCTTAAAAAGGTCGCGTGTTTTATTTTTAATGGACGGGATTCTCCGAATAATCGCCGATGATATCTGGTTCTCTTTAGGTCCCGGGTACTCGGAGTCTGTGTACCATTGTGCGTTCGAGGTGGCCCTGCGTGACCACCAGAT